AAAAGTACAAGAATTGATATATAATTTAAGATATATAAATATTATAGAATTATCAGAAGATGGAAATTTTATAATATTAACAGAAACAGGAAAAGAATTTGTAAAAGGATATAATGAGGAGGTTGGTTGATATGGAAGGTTTATTTGATGTAGCAAGATATATTTTAAGAAAAAGCCCATTTTTTTCAGACAAACAGGTACAGAAAGTAACATATTATGCTTATTGTTGGTATATTGTAAAATATAACTCAGATCCTCAAAATATAATTAATAGGTTGGTAGAACCACATCCAGAAGCTTGGATTCATGGACCAGTATTCTACGAACTATATGAAGAAATGACATACAATAGATATGGATTTTTAGCATTAGTAGAAAATTTAAAACAAGAAACAAAAGATTTTCTTGATATAATAATTAATACTTATGGTAAATATACAGGAAATCAATTAGAAGCAATGACTCATAATGAATTACCTTGGATAGAAGCAAGAAAAGGGGCAGATTCAAACATGAGAAGTAGAGAGACAATAAAAGATTCTACAATTTATTATTATTATTCTAATTAAGAGAACTAGCCACAAACTAGTTCTTTTTGTATGCAAAAATTTAAAACATATTCGACAAAATTCACCTTACAATTAACATAAAAAATGTTAAAATATATTTGAGGTGATCATATGCAAGAATATTATTTAAAATCTTTACAAATGATAAAGAATCTAAAAATAAAAAACAAGAAAGAATATAATAAGCTATTATCTGATTACTTATTATTAAATGTAGAAAGTTTAAAATACTATGCACAGACTAATAATTTTAAGAAGATAATAGAAAAAGCAAAAGAAGTCTAAAAAGGCTTCTTTTCTTTTTGGAAAAAACTACATTTCCACCATAGTGGATAAAAAGTATGTTATATAAAAAATAGATCATACTAAAGACAAGGTGGAAAGATGAGAATAGAAATATTGTTAAAAGAGATTAGAACTAAAAAGCGGATATAGTTTAGAAAAATTATCAAAAATGACAGGAATATCAAGTTCACATTTAAATTATATAGAGAGAAATGAAAAAGAACCGTCTTTAAGTATGACAATTATAATAGCACAAGCATTAAATATAGATATAAAAGAATTATATAAAATAGTACCATAAAAGTGCTATTTTATTTTTTTGTATAGAAAAATGGCACTTTCATATAATATCCACCATAGTGGATGTATTTTACTATATTTATAAATCGAAGCTTCAAATAAATAAAGAGGAGAAAAAAGAAATGAATGTAGTAGAAAATGATGTAAAAGAATTAAGTGATAAATATAATAGGAGTGTAAATTTTATAAAAATGCTATTGAAAATATGTATGGATTTAAAAATATCAGATTATAAAAATGAAATAGAAAATTTCTTGAATAATCATTAA